CGCATGGGAGTCTTGGTTGAAGTGTGTGAGTGGGAATGGTGTTTGTAGATTGTGTGGCGTTCCGGCTGAGTGTCCGAACATTCGTTGGATTGCGTACTGATCTGGGGCCCTGGTGCAATAGTCATAGGTGACATAACCGTCATAGAAGACTTGGTTTTGATTGCTTGTGTTGTTCCAGGTGGCGTTTATCTTGAAGCAGAGCGGTCCTCGGAAGTTTCGGTAGCATTGCATGTAACGGCATTGGAATGCGTTGGCAAGCTCGCCATTGAAAAAGATCTGTGAGATCGGAATCTGTGCGAAGGCGAGTCCATGTTCAGGGCGTTGCATTTGGATATCGAGGGCAAAGCTGTAGCGTTTGCAAATGTCGAGTATCGGGTCGAATACTTCGCCAAAGTGTGGCACTTTCGGATCATATGTGAGCGCATCTTCGGGGTCGAGGCAGATCGGTTTATACTTCAGCGGCGACATGCTAAAGTTGATCTTGCCAGCTTGACCAGATTGGGGTCTCACTTTCGTCTTGGTTGCACCCCCCTTGATAATCGGAGGGTTTTTGATGGTAATGGGACCGTCGTAGTGGCCAGACTGTGGTCGGGCGCGTCGAGTGCTCTTGGTTGATTCCGTTTCCCAATCTTCCTCTTGGGCCCAATCATCGATTGAGCCAACACCGGGTGGTTTCAATTTTAGTCGACGGTCGAAAGTCGATGACAGAATTGAGATGCTCCGGTTTGAGCAGGAAGGGTTGCAGATTTCGAAGTCGGGACCTCCGCAAACGAAGATGTTGATATCAACGTTGGGCACCACGGTGGTGGGTGCTCGAAGGGCGGCTCCAACTCGAAGTGCGACGGTTCCGGCGAAGAAATCTTGGAATCGAAATGAGTCGTCAGAGGGGTTGGCAGAGAGTGGTTCTCCTGTCCAGATCATCTTCCATGGTTTATCACCAAGGTAAGGTGTTCGGATTGCACCGCCGTTGTCACTAGATCTTACGTAGTATGAGGCAGCGTACTGGGAGAGCGAGGTGTTGTAGTCAGCAGGGGCTGGGCTTGAGTTCGGATGGAATGTCCAATCGAGACGTCCTTCTTGGAAGTTGGACGAGACGACGTCGAATCCAAAAATCATCGAGCCTCTCCAGTGCTTAAATCCGAGACAGAAATAATCCATCTCAGGCGGAACCCACTCAGTGCCAGGTGTGTGTGTGTGAACGGGAGTCGAGGCCATTGGTCCAACACTAGTTTGCCAGAGGATGGTTCCGGGAGCTTGCGAGGATGCCCAATTGATGGAGGTCAGATAGGACCACTTCTCACAGATGTGATGTGAGAGGCGAGTGTCTGAACTATTGGACATGTCGAAATGCTCTTTGTCGGTCAGCTGCTGTTTGCTTGGGTAGAAGATCATCTTGTCGATTTGTTCGGCTCCGACAACATAATTCATGTTTCCCATGTGTTTGACGGTGACTTGTTCGGGTGGGACGGGCACTTGCGGTTTATCGAGGATCGAAATGATGTCGCTCACCACGTTCTCAGGGGTGAGCTGGTCGAGGACGTTCTTCATTCCATCGGTGACAGCACCAAGGATACCTGATTGAGGTCGAATGCTCTTGCGATACTGCGAAAAGCTAGTGCCTCCAGGTCTTGGGATCTTGAACTCCGGATTGTCGAAGCTCACAGAAACCTTGATCGAGACGCTTGGCTGAGAGCCAGTCTGCGCTTGGAGTTTATTGAAGACCGCAAGGTAGACTTGGCCAAGAGAGTCGTTGGCGAGAAGATCGAGGTAACCTTTGTAGTGCATGAAGTCGATGGTAAGTTCTCCATTTCCACCGACTGCAGGGTCGAGCCAGAGATGTGGGAAAGACACCATTTTGAAAGGATCAAATGGTATTGCGACGGCGTTGGTTCGATTGATTTGACTGGGGACGTAGTACACGAGTACGCGTCCTTGATGAAAGCGAGAAGCGGCGACGGAAAAGTAGAGACGGACGGCGGAACATCTAAAGTATTCGAAACGCTGGAATGGCATGCTGACAATGTCTTGGACGAGCAGGTCCTCGACAATGTCGTAGGTCTCAAGATTGGTGCCTACTGCAGCGGTTAGTGCCCATTCGATTGTCTGGACGACTGTTTCGCGAGCAAGCATGCTCATGAGAGTCCAGCCCTTCTCGTTCAAATGAGATTGGGCTCGTTTGCTTGTGGTGACGGTCTTTTGATGTTCTCGGGTGACGATGTTTGGTGGATCGTGTTCAACAAGGGTAACACCTTGATGAGATATGAGTTCAGGTTGGACAGAGTCGAGTGTGGAAGTTTCAGTACGGGCGGATTCAGTATTCATTTTCGGGCAGGTTCTGACGGCAGGCGTGACTATTGGGTATATTCAATGTCTTGGACGTCAGCTCTTGGGTGAAGTTCGAGAATGTTCAACTTCAGCTGAGGGGCACAGCGAGAGCCTCCAAAATCGTTCTGGAATGGCATGAGCTGGCCGTAGCCTAAGAACTCTCCGACTAAGTCTGAGTAGCGGATGAGGTTGTAGGCTGGTTTGAGTTTAAGGATTCTTTTTCGATACTCCTTAAAAATATCGGGGCCGTGAAAGAAGAGCTCACGTAGAGCTGAATTGCAGTTGTCTTCACAGGCCTTCTCTGGTTCGAAGGTCTTTCGAATCCAGTTTATTGTTTCAACTGCATTGGGGATGGGCATTTGCGGCACATAAAAACCAAATTGCTCACCGATCTTGTTCTTTAAGAAGCTGGTGTCTTTGATTTGTTTGTAGGCAACTTGCTCAGTTCCCTTTTCGGCGGCACCATAGGTGATGTTGCGCGTGGCCAGGTAGGCTCCAACGGTTTCGGCATTATAGTGGTCGATCAGTTCGGGCTTCACAGAGACGACATTGTCATCTCCGTAAATCCTAGTCTTGATCATCCGACGATATGCGTAGATTGAGTTGAGTGGAGCAGGTACCAGGGCGAGAAACGCGATCCTGAGGTACAGTTCGTTGACCATGGTGTTCATGACCACGGTGAGGGGGCTTCCGGTGGCGATGCCCCCCTTGGTATCGTAGACTAGGTTCTCGTAGATGTGCATTGCTTGCGATTCGGACAACATGAAGGTTCGGCGGAGCAAACCAAAGTCGTCGTCATAGTACGCGTTAATGACATCGGCGAGACGTAGAACGAGTTGGGCACTCACGGTGCCATCCCAAGCGCTGTAGTCACCATCAAATCCAATGGGAGAATTGCTAAGCAAGTAGGTTACATGCTTATGCCATTCTAGAGAGGATTTGTTGATTCCGACAGCAGAGAATGAGTTGTTGTGCATCGAGTAGAAGCACGCAACAAAGTCTTTGAAGTACTTGGCGGCGATGAGTGTGGTGAGGAGCGAGCTGGCTGAGAAGATTCTTGCGGTCTTGTATTTCTCTGGTGAGCGTCGTTCGTCTTTGAACAAATCACTATATGGGAGTTCTGGTATGTTGCCTTGCAAGAAGACAGACTCAACCAAAGTGAAGTCGGCGAGCAGGCGTGGGCCTGGTGTGCGGATTATCCCGTTCAGTTCGATGAGGTCACGTTTAGACAGACCTTCAAGGTTGTAGGGGAAACCAGCTGAGGTGGACATGTTGACACCTTCATAGTAGTCCTCTCCATCAATCCCGTTTAGCATCTGGTGCCAGTCGAGAATGCGCTTCGGTCGACGAGGCGCGGCGGCGAGGATGTCCTCGGTGAGCGATTCAACGGCTTGATTGACAAGGTGTTCAGGGAAGTCTCCACAACCACGGTATTTGTTAATACCTTTCTGGTATGGGTCCTCCTCACAACGCTTGTCTCGGCGGTTCAGAATAGCTGGGATTGTTATCGGCTCGGAGATGTGACCATGCAGGGGAGATTTAACAATGTCGCTTTTCGATGGTACGAACAGCGGACTCTTAAGAGCTCCACAGCATTGGGGGGCAACGTAGTGCTTGGCTAGATTTTCGTCAGTTGGCGGGTTCACGTGATTGGTGACGGGCACGCGTGCGGACGTAGACATCTTCGCAAGGGATTCTTCTAATTGAGAGCGGGTGACAAGGAGGCCATAAGCGTCTATGCCATCGTGTCCAGTGTGAATGGCGACGATGCGACCCTGATTATGTGGGTCTAGATCGAATATGGGGGCTCCACAGTATCCACTTTGCGAATTGAGTTTATAAGTGAATCCTCTGTGCTGCAACCACGTTACACCATTATTGTCAGGGTCATACGAAAACTCCGTGAGGTCTTGAACCACAGAGCTGTAGAACCTGTTGAGGGACAGCGTGGCGGGGTCGATGTTCAACGTGACGGTCGGGTGGTTCGTGAGAATGGAGTCGCCGTTCGCAAAATGTTTGGTGATATCGCGATAGTGACGGCATTGGCGTGAGCACTGATAGAGAACGAGATCGCTGTCTCCAGTTCCTATTTGCACCATCCTCTCAGGGTCGAATTTCTCGACGTGTGAGAAGCGTTGACTATGGGAATAGATGGTGAATTGGGAACCTTTAGGGCGATACTGAGCATAGTCGTTCTCCCAGTCCTGTAAAAAGAAGTGACGATTCGTGAGAAAAACATTTCCTCGAACGAAGATCACGTGGGCGTAGACTCGATCGTCCCAGACCATGAGGCGGGTGTTCGCTTCACAGGCGGGGATGAGAGATGCGGCAAGTCCGGATTGGACGGTGACTTTCGGCTGAGCGATGCGTGGCGTCTGATTCTCTCCTGATTGGGGTGAGCAATTGGAGCATTTTGGCGGTTCTTCTTTGGGCATAAGGAAGCGAGCAGCAACCTTAAAGGCGATATAGCCTGCCGTTATTACAGCAAGCATTTCCAGCACTTTGCTGCAGTACCATCCAAAGACACCAACCGTCCCCCAGAACATGTGTTTCACAATACGCGTTCCGAAGGAGGTGGGCGGTTTGTTTCCAAAAGCTTCCTGCAACCACATACTGACACGAGCGAAACGTTTTTCTCCCGCATGTGGTGTCATTGTTGGTGTGGTGGTTGGTTTCGGGAAGACAAACTTGTCAAAACCGGAGGAAAGATCCTCAGTCACCTTGGTGTGCACTTGATAGCGTTGATACACTATTTCCATAGCCTGTGCCATTGTGACACCCCGATGTTCGGGTTTCTTGTTATAGGCGATGGGACCCCAGGAAATGTCGAAAGTGACTCCTTTTGGAAGTCCTCTCTCGTCAAATGGGGGAACGGTACCGACTGGATGCTCAGAGTGCTGAACGATCCGCAGGTGGGGACGACGGTTGATAGCGCCAGACGATGTGAGAGTGGTGGGCGTGAAAGTTTCGGTGTTACTGAGAAGCACCACCATCTTGGGGTCGATCATCATGCCCTTGTTTTCAAGATGGGCCATGTCAACAACGCAGGCTGCAACGGAAATGAGCTTAATAAGCTCTTCGAAATCTTTCTCAGCTCTACTCTGACCAAAGTCATCGTAGAGGACTCCAAAGACGTCCTCGGTGAGGCCGTCCCAAAAATCACTGCTGGGATCGCGAACGAAAAACTTCTTGCGAATTTCTGCGACGCTCTCTCCAGGACAACACTGTGCGAGTAGCATTGGCCAGAGAAGACTTTTGCCACAGCCGGGTTGTCCTGAGATGAGCATACAGAAAGGTTCAGCGGCTCGGTTCGTCTGTTTCGTTGGAAACGCGAGAAGGGTTTTGAAGCGGCGGAGCATGTCAGAAATGGGTCCATCAACTGGGAGGCCTTTATCTCGAATAAACGAGTGGCACTCTGAAATCAAAGCGTCTGCCTTGACTTTATCTGCGATGGCATTGACCTCTTTCTCATGCGATGAAATAGCGGCGGCGAGACAAGCGACCTGGGCTTTGTGGAAGACGTGTTCGGGATCTGCAAGAGCGTGAGCGATGTAGTCTCGACTATTGAAGGAGATGAAGAGTGACCTCAAAAAGTCGGGCAGCATTTCGCAGAATCTTCGCAGCAACCAGCCAACATTCTTAGCAGCACTACAATACGAATTGAATTTCTTCAATGAGTTATCGAAGTGGTGAATGAACATAGACCAATTACCTCCAGCGAGGGTGACAATCTTTTTCCAGATGGAATGGTCTCCAGATTGCGGGCGAGGTTTGGGAGGCAGTGAAGTGCCTGGCAAAAGGTCGGTCCACTTTATGTCGGCGCCCATCTTCGAGCAAACCCAAGCGATGGCTTCATACACCCAACGGAGGATATTACCTCCAGAGCATAGAAAGGCCAAGTGGTTGAGAAAGCGGATGTAGTTCACACCGTTCGTCGGGTGAAACAACATGTCGATGATGTCGAGGCCGAGATCAAAGCAGAGGGTTCCTTGTCGAAGGCGATCTGGCATCTTGTCGAAGATGGAGAGGAAGTCAGCAAAGAACTCAACAGTTTTTGCGCTGAGTTTAGCTTCAATCTTCTTGCCCAGGAGGTCGACATATCCGTTCACAAAATCGGCAATACTCTTCTTGATTTTCGAAAAGTATTTGAAAATGGGATCAAATATGGTGCCTGGACGAAGAAGTTTCTTCAGGTCCTCAGCAACTTTTGCGTCGTGCCTTTCGAGAGCGGCTTTGCGATATACTAGGATGTCTTGTACTGACGCAGTCTCAAGGTCAATACCATTTATATAGTCATGGTAGTCCTTGGAGCCTTTGAAAAAGATCGGCGGCGGTTTGCGCAAATCATACTCTCTCGCCTCTTGTTCGTCAAGGCGCTGGATGATGGCTCGAGTCTCTGGTTTGAGATCGACCTCGGTGAGCAGGGCTGGTGCCTGAATCTGGGATTCGTCCCGAGCCATCCTAAGTGGATAGGGGGCTGGAAGGAAAACAGCTGGGTCGCCTTTGCCAGATTGTGGCTTGACGGTGCGTTCTTCGACGATAGTGCCCAAGGCGGGGAAGTCGGCCATGTTAATGACAGGCGCGGTCTTGGCCTGTCGTTCTCGGCCTCTCAGCTCTCGAAAGAAATCGGAGCGAGTGCTTTCCTTGTGGGCAACGGAGGAATAGAGCGATGATTTCGTCTCAGGAATCTTGGTCACGATCTGTTGAGCGAGGACTTTTTGGAAGTCCAGGCGACCATGGACCACTCCGCAGTCGCAGTACACGAGTGGGGCCTTATTAGGCGCTTGGTACACTGTGTGCAGACAGCGAGTGCATCTGTAGACGGAACAATCACAATCACGGTTCATGACGGCAGTCTCCTTGAAACGACAACGGGGGCAAATTGGTTTGGGTTGAGGGTTGAGAATGCTCAACTTGCCCTTGACTTGGAACGAATTGACGGTCTCGCGATGATGATCGCAGCTTGCAACATAATACATGACAGATCCATCGGGTTTGGCGATGGGTTTGATGCGATTAAAGTGAAAGCCGTGCATGCAATATCGCCCTTTGTTATAGGCGATAAGACGGTCATTGAGAGTCATTCCATTGTTGGGGTGCATACAAGGAGCCACGCGGTGTAGCATGGTGTTGTGACGGAGTCCAAACTCTTTGCGAGCAAGAGCGCACTTCTGCATGTTTTTCTTAGGTGCGTTCGGCATTGTTGAGAAGTTCGGTTTCTCTTGGTTGGGATCGGCAAATTCGATCTTGTGTTCTTTGACGAGCTGTCGCTGTTTTTGTCGCTCGGCAACTTTCAAGTCGTTTGCCTTTTTCCACTCGAGAGTGAAATTGTCGAAAGCATGTTGAGGTCGCTCTCGACGTTTAAAGCTTTTCCCTTTTGCGGCGCGGGGGCGGCTAAGGGGCCCAGCTGAGGGGCTTTCTCCAGGTCCTTCATCATGTTCTTGTGGTTCAGAAGGAGGTTGCCAGTTAGAATCGAGTTTGCCAGCTTGAGGACGAACAGATCGGTGCCACACACATTGGTAAGGCAGATAGACTGGCTCCAGCGAGAGATCCAAATATGGATCTCTGCGGAGAGCTTTGATTGATTGGTATCCTCCGACCGAGTTGTGCTTGATGGCTGCGTTGGCGAGATTCGGAATGAAGTTGGTGAAGTAGAATTTTCGACATTCTTCTTCGGTGTTAACTTTGCAATCAGGGACAGAGGGTGTGTCCCTAGCAAAGTAACCCCAAAGAGAACGGGTCATAGCTTCACCAACGCCCGTTTGAGTCCAGTCGTCAGGGACGGCGACGTTCATTGGAATGACGTAGAGCGGATTAGCGCAGTAAACGAGCACGTGAGTGCTGTGTCCTGGAATCGCATTGCGTTGAACGTGTGTGATAACGGAGCCAAAGTTGTAAAATACAGCAATGAGGTCGTCTTCGAATCGAGAGAGAGTACCAGTGTGGTACTCGCCCCAATCAATATGAACAGCTGGGGGTGTTCCATGAAAGGGGGGGTCGTTTACAAGGTCACGGATGGCCATGATAGAACGAGCGTCTCGATGCGTGAGGCCGTATGAAAGTATTTCACCGGGGGCGAGCATTTCGGAAGTCGTGGGCGAGCGGGTCAGAAGGAAAGTTTTCAAGTCATATAAAATCTGTTCGGGCGAGGTCGAAGTAACGGGCGGGAGAAGTTGCGGGCGGGTCCTTTGTGTTTCCATGTGTGAGAGTCCAAAAACGTTAGCGAGGGTTTCTAAAAATTGGTACGACATATTTGATTTTCGAGGAGCATTGTGTTACCGGCAAAGTCACTTAATACACGATCTGAGATGATGTAAAATGATCCTTCGCGAGAGTTGATGGCCCAGGATTCTTTTTGTTCTTACCAGGAACAATCAGATCATTTCTTAGAAAATAAAAATGAAAATTGAAAGGAAAAGAGTGAATTAAAAGAGGGGTGAAATAGAAAGTATAGCACGTGACATGATATACAGACGATTCGCG